ATCGTATTGCTCAGATTCTCACTAAGCACGATGAGAGAATAGAGCAAAGTATGAAGACTGATTCTCTCATCATTAAGATGATTGATGAGTTAAAAGCAGAAAGTGAAAAAGACCATAAGATTATTCATGATAGAATTGATAGAATACAAGTAGAGATAAAAGCATTCTCAAAGTTCCGTTGGCAAGTCGGTGGAGTGCTAGTAGTAGCAGCACTTCTGATTGGTGCAGGTAGCAGATTGGCACCATTCTTCTTGACTTCTCAAGCAGCACCCACTACAATAGAAAGACAGTAAACGTCTTTGTAATGGATCTGGTTGACTCCAAGTATATTGGTCTGGTATCTTCACGTCTCCAGAAATTTAAGAAAGTAAAAAATAATCTTTATAATTTCCGTTGCCCGATTTGTGGTGACTCTCAGAAAAACAAAAACAAGACACGGGGGTATTTCTACCAGGTCAAGAATAATACTAACTTTAAGTGCCACAATTGTGGTGCTAGCATGTCTTTGAATAATTTCTTGAAGAAATTGGATTCAACTCTTTACAAACAATATACCCTTGAGAAGTTTAAAGAAGGTCACACTGGCAAAAATTTTGTAGTTGAAACACCAAAGTTTGAAACGAAAAAACCAGTCTTTAAGGAAAAAATTAATTTACCAAAGGCATCAACAAACGAGCGTGCTTCTGAATATCTTTTAAGAAGAAAAATAGATCCAAATAAATTTTATTATGCCGATAAATTTATGGAATGGTCTAATACTCAGAAACAAACTTTTGATACAATTTTTAAAGATGAACCACGTATTGTGATTCCTTTATATGACCATGACAAAAATTTAATTGGTTTTCAGGGAAGAGCACTGAACAATTCACCCACTAAATATATCACCATTATGGTTCAGGATGATGCCCCGAAGATTTATGGATTGGATAACATCAGAACAGATGATCCAGTCTACATTACAGAAGGTCCTTTTGACGCAACGTTCATTTGCAACTCGATTGCTATGTGCGGAGCTGACGTTGATATTAGTGGTTGGGGGATTAACGATGCTATCTACGTATATGATAACGAACCACGAAATAGGGAAATTGTACGAAGAATTTCAGACACAATTGAACGAGGGAGTAAGGTAGTCATTTGGCCTCAAAACATAGAGCAAAAAGACATTAATGACATGGTTCTGGCTGGAATAAATGTCATGGATGTGCTAAAATTAAATACCCACTCTGGTTTACAAGCAAAGATTAAATTTAACAACTGGAAAAAAATATGAGTAACGGAACAAAAGTAGTCAAGAGAAATGGCAGAACCGAACCTCTTGACCTGAACAAACTTCATGTGATGGTAGAAGAGGCGTGTAACGACCTCGCAGGGGTTTCTGCAAGTCAGGTTGAGATGCAGTCTGGTATTCAGTTCTATGACGGCATTACAACGGCAGAGATTCAAGAGATCCTAATTCGTTCTGCAAGTGATCTAATTGATCTAGATCACCCAAACTATCAGTTTGTTGCCGCTCGTCTGCTGCTGTTCGCCACTCGCAAGCAACTTTATGGGCGTATGCATGAGGTACCTACGGTAAAACAGCATGTAGATGAATGCATAAAAAAAGGAGTTTATGATGCAGAAATTGCGGAACTCTATACTGATGAAGAGTTTGATAAACTTCAGTCGTATATTGATCATCACCGTGACTATCTGTTCACTTATGCAGGTTTACGTCAGGTCGTTGACAAGTACCTTGTGCAAGATAGAAGCACAGGAACACTTTATGAGACGCCACAATTTATGTACTTGATGATTGCGGCAACCATCTTCTCTAAATACCCAAAGGAGACTAGGCTCGATTATGTCAAGCGATACTACGACGCAATCAGCAAGCACAAAATCAACATTCCCACACCTATCATGGCGGGGGTTAGAACTCCACTTCGACAATATGCTAGCTGTGTTCTTGTTGATGTTGATGACACCCTCGATTCTATCTTTAGCTCTGATATGGCAATTGGCAAATACGTTGCACAAAGGGCGGGAATCGGCATCAACGCAGGTAGAATCCGTGGCATCAACAGTAAAATCCGAGGTGGAGAAGTTCAGCACACAGGTGTTGTTCCTTTCCTCAAAAAGTTTGAAGCAACTGTCAGATGCTGCACTCAAAATGGCATCCGAGGTGGATCAGCGACTGTTCACTTCCCAATCTGGCACCAAGAAATCGAAGACATCCTAGTTCTCAAGAACAACAAAGGTACAGAAGACAATCGCGTAAGAAAACTTGATTACTCTATCCAAATCTCGAAAATCTTTTACGAAAGGTTCATCAAAAACGAAGAGATTTCCCTCTTCAGCCCTCACGATGTTCCAGGTCTGTATGATGCTTTTGGCACTCCTGAGTTTGATGAACTATATGTTCGTTATGAACGAGATGGATCTGTTTCGAGAAAGACTATTGGAGCTCAAGAACTATTTTTCGACCTCTTGAAAGAAAGAGCAGAAACTGGTAGAATCTACATCATGAACATTGACCACTGCAATTCTCACTCTTCCTTCATGGATAAAGTTGAGATGAGCAACCTGTGTCAAGAGATTACTCTCCCTACGAAACCACTACAACACATTGATGATGAAACTGGGGAAATTGCTCTGTGTATCCTTAGTGCTATTAACGTTGGTAAAATTAGGGATCTTGAAGATCTTAACGTTCTCTGCGATCTTGCTGTTCGGAGTCTTGATGAACTCATTGACTTTCAAGGATATCCCGTCAGAGCAGCAGAGATTGCCACCAGAGCACGTCGTTCGTTAGGAATTGGATTTATTGGTCTGGCACACTACATTGCCAAGTCAATGAGAGGTTATGACGATCCAGAGACATGGAAACTTATTCATGATTTGACTGAGGCATTCCAATATTATCTCATTCAGGCAACTGTTAATCTTGCAAAAGAAAAAGGTGCTTGTGAGTATAGTAGCCGAACAAAATATGGTCAGGGAATTCTTCCCATTGATACATATAAAAAGGAAGTGGATGAAATTGTGCCAAATGAGCTTCACTATGATTGGGAGAGTCTTAGGGCACAAGTTAAGCAGTATGGAGTTAGGAACTCAACACTGTCCGCACAGATGCCTTCAGAGAGCAGTTCCGTTGTGTCAAATGCCACAAATGGAATTGAACCGCCTAGAGGATACTTGTCCATTAAGAAGAGTAAGAAAGGACCCCTTAAGCAAATTGTTCCACAATATGGAACGCTTAAAAACTACTATACGCTTCTTTGGGAGATGACTTCTAACCGTGGATATATCAATGTCGTTGCTGCTATGCAGAAGTTCTTTGACCAGGCAATCTCTGGTAATTGGAGTTATAATCCATTACACTATCCTAACAATGAGATCCCAGTCTCTGTGATGGCACAAGATCTTTTGACTACATACAAATACGGTTGGAAAACCAGTTATTATCAGAACACATACGATATCAAGACTGACGAAATGGATGATTCCAATGAGTCTCTTGATAGTTTAATCTCTCAACTAGAAAACGCCGAGGAGGAAGATTGTGAGTCTTGTAAGATTTAAGACAAATCAAAATAAAAGTACATCGGTCGATTCTATGACCGTTTTTAACGCAGAAGAAGTTGATACTAAAAAGCAACCCATGTTTTTTGGTAAACCTCTTGGAATTCAAAGATATGATTCTTACAAGTATCCAGTCTTTGACAAACTCACAACACAACAACTTGGGTATTTCTGGAGACCTGAAGAGGTCTCTCTTCAGAAAGACCGTGCAGACTATCAGACATTACGCCCTGAGCAAAAGCACATTTTTACCAGCAATCTCAAATACCAGATTATGCTGGATTCCGTACAGGGTCGTGGTCCTGGGATGGCATTCATCCCTTATTGTTCACTGCCCGAATTGGAAGCATGTATGGAAGTCTGGGGATTCATGGAAATGATCCATAGTCGTTCCTATACTCATATCATTAAGAATGTCTATTCAGATCCCTCAGATGTGTTTGATCACATTCTGAACGATGATCGTATTGTAGAACGTGCCATGAGTGTGACTCAGGCATACAATGACTTCATCAATGCCGCACACCAGTATGATAATTCACAAGAGTGGGCACACGCATTAGAAGGAGTTTCCTATGCACAAGAGGCAAGATATGAACTTAAGCGCAAGCTCTTCAGAGCAGTTGCAAACGTTAATATTCTTGAAGGTATTCGCTTTTACGTATCCTTTGCTTGCAGTTTTGCTTTTGGCGAACTCAAGCTTATGGAAGGAAGTGCAAAAATTATCTCACTGATTGCCAGAGATGAGAATCAGCACCTTGCCATTACTCAGAACATTCTGAACAAATGGAAGCAAGGTGATGATCCAGAGATGGCAAAAATAGCAAAAGAAGAAGAACAATGGTTGGTTAAAACCTTTGAAAATTGTGTAAATCAAGAAAAACTTTGGGCAGAGTACCTGTTCAAGGATGGATCTATGATTGGTTTGAATGACAAACTGTTACAACAGTATGTCGAATGGATTGCCAACCGCAGAATGAAAGCAATCGGACTTAAACCAATCTATGACATTCCTGCAAAGAACAATCCACTACCTTGGACAGAGCATTGGATCTCTTCGAAGGGTCTTCAAGTGGCACCCCAAGAAACAGAAGTCGAATCCTACATTGTTGGAGGAATCAAACAAGACGTTACCGAAAATACTTTTGCAGGATTCTCTCTGTAAAGGAAATTGTAAGTGTAACTGCATAAAAACAGAAGATGTATTAAATTCTTATAAGGAAGCCGCTCAAGTAGATGATTATTTGTTTGGCAACTATGATGTATATGATTCATATAAGCAAGAGGGTCATTGACCCTCTTTTTTTTATAAATACCCCTATAAGGGTATTAGATAGTAGTAATGAAAGCTTTAACGCCATCAGAATATCAGGAACTTAGATCTTTATATGAAAGCATATATCTTCCTAAGATTGAAACTGTTCTTGATGAATTTACTGATGAAGAGTTAGATGAACTAACTGATGAATATATTAAAGAAGAAGTAGAATCTTTTTTCCTTGAGTGCTTGGATGAGGGATTAGATATTACTGTTCTGGAGGAAGTAATTTGTGAATCTATTGATGCTTCTTTGGAGATTCTTTCTGAAGCAACTGTGACTACAGGGCAAGGATCGAGGATGGCAGCAAGAGCTAGACTTGACCGTATGAGAAGTGCAAAAAGAGGTGAAGCTTTAAAGAGAGTAAAGTCTGCTGTAAAGTCTGTGGCTAAGGGAACAATTGGTCTTGCTGCAAGAGCAGCCGGAACCGCAGTAAGAGCAGGTAGCGCAGCTGCCACTTCTGCTAGGAAAGGGTATGAGAGAGGTAGGTATGGGTCTGGAGGATCTTCTTCCAGTTCCTCCGATGACTCATCTTCGGATAGTCAGTCTTCTACTAGTTCTTCATCTTCTAGCAGGAGGTCTTCTACCACTCCAGCAAGAAGGAAAGATGGTCTTCTTAAGAGAGGATTGAAAAAGATTGTCAGAGGTGTCGGAAAAACTGTAAGCACCGGTCTTGGTGCTGCTAAAGCAGCGTCTGATTATGTTGTCAATAGAGCAGCAAAGCAATAAATATAAATATTATTAAAGTATTAAAGATAAGAAAATGCTATCGCTATCTTCGTCTACGCTTGCTTCGATTAATGAAGCATACTCTTCAATTTATGAAGAAACTATTGAGATCGATCTTCTTGATCAAGTTGTAGAAGAAATCTCCCTTGAAATGATTGATGAGGGATATGATATTCAAGAGATTGAAGAGTCTTTTGATGATGACTTGATCCAAGAAATTATTGATGAAGCAAAAGTTTCTTATGGTCATGACACCGAAAGTCCTTCTGAGCGTCGTCAACGTGCCAAGGCAAAGGTTGGTGAAAAGAGAGCAGAAGCACGTAAGGCAGCAGTTAAAGGTGCAGTCAAGAAAGCGGGAGAAAAGGCATCTGCAGCAAAAGCAGAGGCAAGTCGCCGTGCTGGAAACGTTGCTGTAAGAGCAAAGGCAGGTGTTACCAGAGCAGCCATGAAGGCGACTAATGTATCACCAATGGATGTTCCTACAAAGGCAGGTAAGCAGCGTAAGTCGGCAGATACTTTTGTTGCTGGTCGTAAGGCAGATAGAGATTCTGCTAAGGCAGTCATCAAAAAGAAAGTTGGTGATAAGTATAGAGGTGCTAAAGCAGCAGCAGGAATTGCCGGATCTATCGCCAAGGACGAGGCAAGAAGAGCAGGACGTTCCGTTCAGCACAAGGCAGAAAAAGCGGCACAAGCAGTTAAAGATGCTCCTGGTAAGGCAGCAGGTGCTGCTAAAAGAGGTCTTAAGGGTCTGATTAAGAGGGGTGCCGAGAAGGTTGCTAGTGCTGCTGGAAAGGTTGCTAAGAGAATGACTGAGGAAGTTGAAACCTATGATGTAGTGGTCGAGTTCTTGTGCGATCAGGGCATCGCAGAGAACCTCCAGGAGGCACAATGGATGATGGTCAATGAAGTTGACTCTGAAGACATTGATACTATTCTGGAGGCATATGGACTTGATGAGGCAGGGAGAATGCACAGTGCATCTGCACAACAAGCAGGATTCCAGAGAATTAAAGATATTGAATCTGGCGGATCAGGTGTTGGTAAAGTTAGAAGTGATGATGAAATTAGAAAAGAAAAGGGTGGACAAGCATTTTTAGATAAACTTGCTGCAACAAAGAAAAAAATGAAGTGATATAAAACTCACATAATCTATCAAGGGGGTTGACAACAACCCTCTTTTTTATTAGACTGGGTTTGTCGCCGTTAAAGATAAATAATAGCTCATTGAGATCTATAAGATGAGCTATGAGAATCCATGGAGATATGATGGCAAAGTTTTTGACTCTGATGATATTGGGAACTACTTTGGCTTTGTTTACTGTATTACCAATAAGTACAACGGACGATCGTACATTGGTAGAAAGTATTTCTGGTCGTTTAGAAAACCTCCTGGAAAGAAAAGAAAAGTAAAACAAGAATCAGACTGGAAAAAGTATTATGGTTCTTGCCCAGAGTTGAAAGAGGATATAAAAT